TCGTTTAAATAATATATTGCTGCTTTACATTTAAAAATTTGATCTTGATGTTTACCAAACTCAATTAAATTATGACTTATTGGATTTAAATTTGCTTTTATTCTAATTAAAGATAATGGTTTTAATTTTTCTATTATAGGATTTAAGTGATAAAAAAAATCAGAGTTAACAATATTATCTTTGTAAAATATATGTACAAATTGATAATTAAATAATTTTTCTTTTCTAGTTACCTTACCTTTAAAATAATACCAAGGAAAAGTATCAGATTCCATAATATTTTTTAAAACAAGATGATCTTCAAGAGACAAATAATTATCTTCTATTTTAAACATCTTTTGCCATTTCTTTTGGCACAGCTTGTATATTCCAATGTATAAATCTAAATGGTTCAATACCAAAGTCTACCGCATATTCGTGTTCTAAATAACCTGGAAATATAATTAATGTTCCTGGTTTAGGTCTTAAGTGAAATTGTTCGTGACCTGGCCACACACCTTTTAAGTCTGGTTTCATTTTTAATTTTGTACACCTTGCACCAGTTTTTGGTTCGTGAAATATAGGATAAGAAGTTTTATCACTACACTTTAAAAAATAAAAACCTGATACGTGTTGATTCCAATGTATATGTGCGGAATGATGACCACCACCTTTTTTAGAAAACTCTTGTACCCATAATTCGGAAAACATAGTTGTGTATTGTTTCATATTATAACCTTGGTGATCTAAATATTCCCAAGACTTTTGACCAATGTAATTTCTAAAATCTAAAAAATTATTGTCAGCGGTAAGTGGTGTTGAATGATGTGATATTCCAAAGTCACCATATTTTTTTATATGTTCTTTGTTTCTTTTACGAGCATCACTAATATATTTATTACTTGCTTTGTTTAAAGATTTTACAAACTCTGGTTTTTCTTCACTCCATATTACAGTTGAAAAATAACTATTTATAAACATTTTTATCTAATTCCTTTCTTGTAAAATTTTTTACCATATTTACAGAAAATATAATTTTATTTTTTTTTGATAAATTTTTTTCCGTCCAATGTATTTTATCTGGATCAAATACAATAATATCTCCTTCTTTCATATTTGCTTTTTTATTAGAAATAATTAAATCTCCAGAATTTTTTGGTGTGTTAAAATAATAAACTCCTGTTTGTGCTATTAATTTTTTATCGGTAGGATGATTATGTTTTTTTACATATCCTTTATAAAAATATTTATTAATCCAAAAATCTATTATGTTGTAACCAGGCTCTACCATTGATAAAAATTTTTCAGTAATTTGTTTAAAAAATATATTAAAATCTTGTATAATATAATCATAAGTTGATAAACCGTTATTAACTAATTGATGTTCTTTAAAAGGAATTTTATTTATATGTTTCATAATTTCTTTTTTATCTTTAATTTTTAAAATACTTTTTATCATCTAAACGGCTTTCCTAAATGCCATACCACAAGACTGTATCTTGTGCCTGATGTTACCGGTTTAACTCTATGCCACACAAAACTAGGAAATACAATAATAGATCCTTTTGGTAATATTTCTTTACATTGTATTCTATG